TAAAAAACCTACTACCAATATCACGAATAATAATTAAATATTCATGATTTACATCACTACCTGTGCCAACTCCAGAACTATTTATTGTATTCGTAGAAGTAATAGAGGTTAATCCTGCAAAATCAGCAAGTGGTATAGATCCTGTGCTTACTGTAGAAATTCCATCACTTGTTGATACTTTTACCAAAGCAACTGAATTTATTAATAAATACAGAGAACCATTTGCAATATGCATAAAAGAACTTGGTGCTAATGCTGTTGTTGATAGATTTGCATTGACTACTGATTCACTAATAGTACCTCCACTGGAGCAAGTATATTTTACTAATGGGTTATAGTGTACAGCAGGAGATCCATCTGTATATGTGTAATGAACATACACAGCATTATTAAATCCTAACATACTACATACTTTAAAATTTGTTTTTGTTTTATAACTATTGTAATTCGTTTGAGATAAATCAGCAGTAGAAGATCCATTATTGGTTACTATATTTGTTCTACTGGCATCTACAATCATTAAAGATAAAGCCCTGCCATTCATAGATGCGATTGCTATATCTACAATTTTATTCTGTGCAGTTCCACCATAGGATACTGTATCACTTACTAAAAGATGAGTATTATGCTTCCCCCCAAAAGACTGTGCTGATGCACCAGTTGCTAATGTGTTACTAAAAAAACTACCACCCCATGTCTGGGCAGTATCTGTATTGATTCCTACTTTGGTTGTAGAAGGGATTACATCGGCAGATTCATATACTCCTATTGGTGTTGCTGGGCTCCCACTTGTGATAGATGTTTGTGGGGATGCATTATTTTTAATATCCTGGACTAATACCTGGTCATCTTCTGTAATGCCATGTGGTGATGCTGTTTGAAACCATACAATATTATCTTCTATTTGTAAATGATCTGTTACATCGGGTAATGAACTATCCCACCACCATAATTTTACGGATTGATCGGTAGCTTCTACCGTTACTAATAAATATCGATACCCATCTCCTGCATCATTAATATCTCCTTCAAACTTATCCGATACAAATGTAAATATATTATGCACTGTATAGGCTTTGGATGGGCTATAAGAATCGTTTACAAAGGTTAAGCCAATAGAAGGTATACCCGAAGCTGTTCCAGCCCCAAATGTCTTTTCTAATTTTCCTGCCTGGATCTTTAGGTTTTTTATTTCCTGGGCAACATTATCTGGAAGATCTTCAATATCAGCATTGGTTAAAACTCCATCAAATTCTTTTATGTCAATAAAATTTGCCATTAAGGATTTGGATAATTAGGGTAGATAGGATCAATTAATGAATTAGAGGAAGAATAATCAAAGGGTAACCCTTCTCCTACGACTCCAGTAGCTGGATTCTGGTTGTATTTACCCAGATATTCATAAGCCCTGGTTAAAGCATTGTTCATGCGATCTTGTTTATTTACAGTTCTCCATAGTTCTGCTTCTGCAAATTCCAGGATTGCATCGTGAAAAATAGCATTTAAATCTGGAGCTATTGCTGGGGATGCTGTGCTGTTTAATACAGCAGGTGTTTTCATGTAGTAGCAGTCTACCTTCGCAGTATTGTTATAAATATATATTCTGTTTTTAAATATAAAGTACACTGGCTCTGTGCCATTAAAGGCAACATATCCTGTGCTGAAATCTTTGACCATATCAAAAGATACTTTGCGAATAAAGGTACTGTTTTGTATTCGTATTCCTAAAATACCTAATGGTCCACCAAATGGATCCGAGTCTAATGCTCCTGCTTGTGTTGGTATAAAATAGCTACTAAAATGGCTATCTACATCGGTATCAGTAGACATAGTAATATCGGTTTTAATTACCTGTAGATCAGTTAATAAATGTGGGTGTAACGACTGAATCACTTTATCCTGGGCACGATTCAAATATCGTTCTTTGATAGTCGTAGAAAAGAGATCCCCTGCTGTATCTTCCATTCTATCGCCTAATATGGTTACCATGTCTGCTGTTGTCATAATATTTCCAGTTATCACAGCCCCAGGAAAACCCCAGGGCTGTAATCGTTATTCAGTTACTTAAGCGTAATCCAATGGTGAGTAAAGATCTTCTACAACACAATGAGCCTTACGGTTTGTAACAACCATATTCCCATAAGTATGTACTTTCTGCACAAATGTGTTACTTTGTGTATCTTCAATCATATCGGATGCAGTGAACTTTGCACCAGAGTTAAAGAACATATGCAAGTATTCTGTGTTGATAAAATAAATTCTACCATCAAAGTTTGTACTTGCTACTGCTGGAGAAGCAACCTGCTGTTGTGCAGTTACCATATCCTGGTCAGCTATAATGTCAATTCCTCTGAAGTTTAATCCAGTGAATCCCATTGAACCCATTTTTTCAGACATTTTACTACCTGTTTTTCGTGGATCAATTTCGCTTTCAATGAGATCATACAAATACTGTGGCACAACAATTAAGTCTGGGTTTTCACCAGTTTGAGCCCTTGCATTTGCAACACCTTTAGCAAGAATACGAAGGATGTAAGTGTTTTTACTTGCATCAACCATATTAGCTTCTGATATATATTGAACTCCAGCATCTGGAGAATCACCTACATAATCACCACTTGCATCAGAAAAACTATCATGATCTAATACAGGTGTTTTCCACCATGAATTAGATCCAGGTGCAAGACCACCAGCAGTTGCTGAATCATCCAACAAAACACCTAATGGATTGAAGGCATCGGTTGCCAATGAAGTTGCAAACAAATTCTCTGCGACTTTCTTCTCTAATCCTTTTTGAAGGTTTTTTACTTTTGCACCAACAATGTTTTTGATAGCCTGTGGGCTATTCATTAACAATGTTTCTTCCTTTGTTACAAGAAAGTGACCTGTTAGCATTGTAGGATTGTAAGATGCTGTTTTTGCAATTTCAGCTTTTACTGGTGTGTACCCAGTTGCAGGACTATCTGCATTGGCGAGACCATGTCTATCACCAAATACGCTTACACCAGCATCTGCGTGTTCTATTGGTACAACGATTTCACGACCATTAAAGGTCTTTGCTTTTGCCTTCAGTATTGCAAGTAATGGATGAGACTTCTTAAAGATGTTATCATACAAAACAGGCATATAATACTGTTGGATTAAGGCACTTAATGAAGCAGAACCAGTTCCACTTACGACTATGTTAGACATACGCTAACTCCTTATTTCCGTTATTGATTAAAAAATGTTGCCACATCAATATCTTCGTAATTGGTGATCTTTGATTGTTTATCACTCTTTACGCCTACTTTCTTTTGGACATTGACAGGCACAGATGGTTTTACTTTTACAGGAGTTTCTACTTTCGGTTTATCAAAACTCATGACTTTGTAGGCTTCTTCCAGTGTTAGTAATCTTCCAGTTTCTTCGTGGGCGTTTATTGCATAGTCTAATACTTCCTGGACTTGCTCACTTTTTAACGAATATTGTGCTTGGAGATCGGACATCGACTGATCTAAAACCTTTTCAGCTTCCATCATTTCTACTTTTTCCTTTGCTTCTGCTAATTCAGATTCAAAGGGATTCGGAAGATCCTTGTTTTCCATCTTTAGGGACTGTTCAAACAGTTGCCCTGCTTCTTCACCAAGTTCATCTTCAATCGCTTCTTGAAGCGTATCTCTGAACTCTTCCGATTTGTTTAGTTGTTCTACTAATTGAACCAAAGGCTCTACAGCCCTACGCTGATCTGCTATTTCCTGGGCTTTTTCCGTATTGGATTTGCTCCATTCATGGCGATTATCAGCATCTTTCTTCCAGGACTCTATATCTTCAACAGTGTATTGAGATCCATCTTCCATTTCATAGATAACAGATTCTTCTTCTGTTACTTCCTCTTCACTATCAGATAATTCCTGCTGTGGTTTATTAGGTTCTGTTTTGGCTGGTTCTTCTGACTCTGTGGTCACAGCCTGTTCTGTATTCGATTCCTGTTCTGATTGCTCTCCCAAGAGTTCCCCAGGGATCGGAATATTGTCGTAGTCATCCGTAGAGGGTTGTATTTCACCCACTGTTGGATCCCCACTAAAATTTCCCACCTGTATCTGTTCAGATTCTGGTGTTACTTCTAAATTTGTTGTTCCTACTACATTTATTTTTGACATATTGTTATCCTTTCAGTTGGTCTTTCGACACTGGTTTTGAGTAAAAAAAAAGCCCAATGATCGCCAGGGTGTCCTGGGTAATCACTGGGCTTCTTTGTTAAAGATTGTCCCTATATTTTTATGAGTTACTTTATTCTTTTAGCTTAATACTTTTCCTTTCATTGATGTTCGCTACACCACCTTCAAAAAAATTAATTTCAATTTTTCCTGTAAACTTTTTTGCGATCTTTAATTGCAAATATGTAAATAACTTTCTCATTACTTTGTTGAAAAAAACATTAATAAAACACACCGTTTTCCAGCGTGTTGAGTTACCTTATGTTTCATAGGGTTGTTAAACTTTCCTGCTGAATACAATACACCATTTAAATAATGGTCTTTAATCTCAAATTCTTTTCCCTCTTGCTCAAAAAACAAATTGCCACCCTCAAATAAATTATTAGGGCTCAATAGCAGAGTAGATCCATAATTACACCATGCCATATGATTGTCTACCAGTTTCCCATCTTCTTCTTTGCATCCATCGTAATGCCATTCATGTCCTTTTGGTCGTGTTTCTATTCTCCAATAGCTTGGACTTGTTAATACCAATTCCTGGTTATCTAATTCCGATTGATACACTTTTGCTACCTTTTGTATGCTTTCATGAGAAAAGTCAGAATACATAGCCCCAGATTTCCCCATATCCTGGAGATCTTTTGCTTCGGTAGGGGTAAGTATGCCAGAAATAACCTGGATCATTAATATCCTTTTGATTTCTTTAATGCTTTTTTATACTCTTTCATTCCTGTTTTTGTGTATTTAAACTTC